TACAGTCCCAATACGCATAGCATCAATAACAACCCTATTGAAATGCTCACCGAAAGTGTTAGACCAACTTGGATCGACCAGAAACTTAGATGTAGCAAGAATTTCGTCACGCTTTGCTCCAGAAATAAAGCCAAGATATTCAAAGTTACCTGAGTTCTCGGCATTCTCCCAGATACGCTTACCCTCACGATCGGCTGTTACATCTGGATCGTATTCTTTAGTGGCAAAATATTCTTCTTTACACTTGTCCTTTGACATCATGTATGCTGCTTCAATACCATACCCACCAACCAAAACTTTAGCATCGGTGTAGGGAACTGCGCGAATCAAATCATCGACACGCTTCCAACGCTTGAATGTTTGAATAGAAAGAACCTTATCTTCACGACCAGCGAATGGTGGAGTTTCTGGAATCCCAGCGATATCCTGCGGATTTAAAATCAATGCTCGTGGAACATTCATAAAATCTGCCGAGTCATAGGCTGCTGGATGAACGCAAGCAAGTCCAGCAAATTTATGTTCGAACAACTTAATCCATGGGTAGAGTTTCTTTAGATTCGCATCGTGAATGATTGGCACTTGTGGAACTGTAACATCCTCAATCATTGGCAACCATGACAAATCATTTTCAGTGTCTTTGTTCTTAAATCCAAAAATAGACTGCCAAATTACCAAGTCGTGTTTGTTGGCATCTTTAACGAACTGCTGAATAGATTCTTTAACTTTGTAAGAATAATATGGAGCAATCCAACCATCACCTTGATGGACAGGATAACCTGAACCAACACCAATCTCATAACCTTCTTTCAAAGTAGTTGGAATCTCAACTGCTTTTACTTGTTTGTTTGGTTTTAGATAAGCGAAAGTTACCTCATGACCCAACTCCTTCAAGCCAGCAATGAGATGTTCGCAGTGATTGATAATACCTCCAAAGTTATTGAAGGTATGCATGACCATCATAATTTTCATATTAATTCCTATTTTATAAAAGCATTATTACCGTATTCGACAGAGCCAATCTCACCACGAATCAGACTATTAAAAGATAAAGTCACTCTAAGATTTTCTGACAGATTTTCTTTTACTTCATGATATAGTGAAGATGGAAAAATTATTAGATCTCCTTCTTCTACAGGAAGTTCCCAAGCATAAGAATTATGATGATTCCATTCGCTTGGCCAAATTTCAAAAATATGTTTTAAAGGATTCATAAAAGATATTCCTGGAGTATCTTTAGGTAATCTATGATAAAACACTCCACTAAACAAACTGTTTGAGTGGAAATGACTATTATGAACTGTTCCCTGTGGGTTCATATTAATCCAAGAATTTGTGATATATGGATCGACATCATATTTAAAAACATCTCTAGTATATGTAGTTAAATGTTCTTCAATTTCTTTTTTTAAATCTGAAAAAAAAGTATGATCCAACAAGTCAGAAATTTTATCAGGTTCAACCATAGAATATGTTCCGCTTTGGAATTTACCATATTTAAATGTATTAATATACTGTATTCCTTCTTCAGAAATTCTATTCTCAATCTTCGTTTTAAAGATTGGGATTGGGAACAATAATTCTACTGTATGCATCTTAACCAAAGAACTCCTCAAGTGATCCAGCATTTGCTGCTGGATGATATTTAATTAACTCGTCGTGACCAAGTTCTTTATCGCAGTAGTCGTACCATTCTTTAGAATCCCACATTCCTGGACTAATACCATTCCAAAGTTTGCGTTGTTCAGGATGTTCTTTATCAAGTCTGCGAGATTCAACGAAATTGAAACGGCAGTCTTCATATTCTTTGCTACCAAGTTCTAACATTTTCTCACGGAAATATACAACCAAAGAAATACGCTCAGAACCTTCGGCACATTCAATCGGAGTGTTACCATGCATAACTTCGTGATTGTTAATCAATAACAAATCTCCTGGACGAACATTAACTGCCACACGATACTCAGGAGCAACAAGATATCCACCTGTGTAGTTACCATCGTTAGATAGTGTCAAGAGATTAGATAAACCAGTTGTCAAATCACCAGCGTCATAGTGACAAGCAGTTCTAAATGTTTTGTTTACAGTAACAGTAGTAAAGGGAGTTCCTGGAACCAAGAAAGCTGGATCAACTTTACTTGCTGCTTCCATTTGATTACCATATCTCCAAGGCAAGAGTTCTTTGAAACCACGAGCCAACGATTGTAGGAATGGATAAGACATCTTAAACTTGTCGAAGTTGTTCGCTGTGTAAGAAGTTGCTCGACCATAAGGAATGCGAGGATAACGATCAAACCAACCTGCGATACCAGAATTAACAGCAGTACCATAGGTAGTTAAACTCATCATGGTCATAACTTCTTCAGTTCTTGCTGCTCGTTCAGCACGACTCAATGGTTTGATAGAATCTAACCATGCTTCAAAGTCGAATGCGCCACCACGATAACGAGAGATTACCCATACATTATTTTTACCTTGACCACCAGCACGCTTCTTATCTTCCATAGTTGGATACTTGGAACGAATAGCATCAATAACATCTACTTCTTCGTCAAGTGCTGCGTTACGATTAGCAATCAAAGCTGAACACATCTCATCTTGATAGTTTGTAACCCACTCGCGACCTTCGTCAGTTGCGATTACACCTTCTTTGATGCCCGAGGCGATGCCACGATTTTCCGTTCTAGTAGCTGCTTCTCGTAATCCTTGATAAGCCATTTCTTGTTCTTCTTTAGAAAACCAATTTTTTCTAAATTTAAAGATGATTTTTCTTTCGTCTGTTCCTGTTTCGCAACTGGCGCAGTCTCTTTGGCAACCTGCTTGCTCTCCAAGGTCGCAGTCAGCTGGTGCGTATACATCGCAATCTTCTTCAACAAGAATATCATAATGTTTCTCATCTACGAATTTCCCCAATAAATCAGTACAGTCAATTTTTCTGTCTGCTACAATAACTTTTACCATAATTCTCTCCTAGAATTTAAATCCTTCAAATTCTTCTGCTTTCACTCGTTTACCAAAATCTGACTTGTCAAAAACAGGTTTATCATCTTGACCTGATTCTGAAATGTTTTCTTGTGCGCTACCTTCTAAATTATATAACTTCATCTTGGATCTGTCAACCCCAATCACAAACTTCTTATAATATCCTGGATCCCCATAACGATTCTTCAACTGTTTCACAAGAATTTGATTTAGTCCTTCAAGTTCCTCGGAAGAAATCAACGCAAACATAAAGTCAACTGTTGCTGGCAAACCAAAAGATTCAGAAGTATCTGTTAGTTCTACATCAGTATTCGCAAAACCAGATCGAGTTGTTTGTGTTGCTGATAGAATAGGAACTGCATATTCTACTGCCAACCCTCTCAACTCTTCTGCGATGCTCTTAATATATGTATAAGAATTTACATTCGCACCTTGCTTCATTCTAGAAGAAGAACAGATGTTTAGATAGTCAATAATAATCATATCTGGAACAAATTTCTTCTTTTGCTTCAACTCCTCGAGCAGTGCTTTAAAGTGACCAGCATGAGCACCTGCTGTTGGATATTCTTTAATAATCAACTTACCTTGTGTCTTCTTAGACACTTTATCGAACCGAGTTTGATATAATGATTTGTCAATAACTTTCAACTCGTCCATACCAATGTTCATTAGATTCGCATCGATACGCTCTGCGATTCTTTCCTCAGCCATCTCCATAGTTACATAGAGAACATTCTTACCTTGCATTAAAGTTGATGCTGCCACATGACACATAAACAAGGATTTACCAACCCCTGTTCCTGCCAAAACAACATTCAAAGTTTTCTTACTTAGACCACCCTTGGTAATCTTATTGAACAAGTCTAAGTCGAACGGAATCTTTTCTTCCACTCGATGATAGAATTCATACCTCTCATCATAATCTTCGATATAATCATGACCGACATGATTATCAAAAGAGACGGCAAGAGCATCAGAAAGGATAGAAGGAATAGAATCTTTCGTTCTGACTTTATCTCCACCATCAATGATTTTGATTGAATGTAGAATCGCATTATAAACTGCCTTATCTCGACAAAACTTTTCGGTCTCACCAATCAACCAGTCTTCGTTTGTTTCTTTGGTTGTTAGTTCATTAATATAAACTTCAAACTCAGGAATTTCTTTATCGCCAAGATCAGTTCTATTACCAATCT